TCTGAACAGCGAGCATATCCTTCCCCCCTCTGAGTACAAGAAAAGCACAGGTCTCAACTACAAGAGCGGATTCGGTTCTGCAAAGCAAGTTAAGTGGAGCGCTGTGACTGTTATCCGAATTCTCACCAATCCCATCTATGCGGGTACCCTGGTTCAAGGCAAACGCAGTACGCCAAACTTCAAGGTAAAGCGGATGAGAGTGCGTCCGGAACACGAATGGTCTGTTGTTAAGGATAACCACCCTGCAATCATCGACCCCCTGGTGTTCGCCACTGTACAGCGAATGATGAAGCGGGACACCCGATCCGCTCCCAAAGCGACCAGTGTTTACCCACTGTCCGGCGTACTGTTCTGCCCTGATTGCGGAAAGCCCATGAGTCGCAGGACAGTCACCAAAGGAGACAAGAAATATCATTACTATGTATGCTCCACCTACAAAAACGGCAAAGGCTGCTCTTCTCACAGCATTGAGTGCGAAACCATGGATGGCATCGTCCTCAGAGCTATTGGAAGTCAGGTCAATGTCATTGTTGAGATGGAAAAATTCCTTGTGGAATTGGGTTCCAACGATGTTTGGCACGCGAGAGTGCGTCGTCTGGACAGTATGATCGCACAAAAGCGGGATGAACTGGAAAAGTACGAAGAAAGCCAGATGACCTTGTACGAATCCCTCCGAGACGGCATACTGGATCGTACAGAGTACAACCGAATGAAGCGGATCTACGGCAGTAAGATCGAGGAAGCACAGAAGGCTATCAATGAATTGGCTGCCAGCAGAGATGAGGCGGCAAACAATGCCAGTCAAGAAAACGGCTGGGTCAAACAGTTCATCAAGTTCCAAGGCCTTGAGGATCTTACCCGTGAGGTCGTCTTTACCCTTGTCGATAAAATATATGTCTATGCAGACAAGCGGGTCAAGATCGACTTTAACTACCGGAACGATATCGACTTCTATTCCGGTATCCTTCAGCGTCAGCAGAAGGAGGTGAGCTAAATGGCCAGAAAAAGCAGATATGCTTCCGTTACCGAACCTCTTCTGGAAGATCTGAACATCACCATGGCAGGTTTGTATAACCGTATCTCTGTGGAGGACGGCGATGATGAGACCATGAACTCCCTGGGTAACCAGCGGAAAATTGGCCTTCACTACTTGGACGAGCACCCGGAGATCAAGCTGGTAGATACCTACTCAGATAATGGCTATACCGGAATGAACTACAACCGACCGGATTTCAAGCGGCTTATGCAGGATATCCGCAGCGGTAGGATCAACTGTATCATCGTAAAGGATATTTCGCGTTTTGGACGACATTTCCTGCAAACCTCCGAGTTTGTAGAACGGATCCTCCCCGAAATGGGTGTTCGATTGATCTGTATCAATGACAACTATGACAGCGCGGATCCCAATGCGGACAATGCTGCCTTGATGATGCCCCTGAAGATGGTTCTTAACGACTTCTATGTTAAGGATATCGCAAAGAAGATCCGGTCCGGTATCAACGCCAAGATTGAAAAGGGTACCTTTATTCCTCCGGCCGGAAGCATTCCTTTCGGTTATACCCGCAACCAGGAGCAGGAAACTTACGATGTTGACCCGGTAGCTGCACCTATTGTTCGCAGAATCTTTGAGATGCGGGCAGAAGGAATGAACCTAAACAGAATCAGCTCGATCCTGAATAAGGAGGGTGTCATCTGCCCCGGTAAGCTCCGTTATGACCGTGGTATCTCCAAAGACAAGCGCTTCGAGAATGCGTGCTGGATTCGGGGTACTATCCGTAAAATCCTCAGCGATCAGGTCTATTTGGGGCATCGGGTCCACGGCCGCATTAAAGGTGACAAGTACGGGGATGAGAAAACCAGACGCAGTTCTGACGAATGGATCATCATCGAGAATGCACACCCTGCAATCATCACGCAAGAGCTGTATGACAAAGCACAGGCAGTTTCGGAGGAAGCACAGGAGCGTCGTAAGAGTTTCAAACAGAATGATGCCCCTGCCCTGGATTACAGAGACCTTTTTCGGGATAAGATTGTTTGTGGCCACTGCGGCAGTAATATGTCTGCCAGAAAGGCTACAGGTCGTCCCGGAGCCAGTCTTCCTGCTTGGTTGTTTTATGACTGCAACACCTATCACTACTCCAATAAAACCCGGTGCAGTTGCCACTATGTCCGCCAGGAAGTCATTATGGAGAGTGTCCGACACCTTCTGAACCAGCAGGTTATGGTTGCAGTTGATGTGGATGCGATGCTGACCGCGTTGAAGAACAGGCCAGGAACAAACCAGTTCGTCCGTCAAGCCAAGGAGCGATACCGTGTAGCGGTGAACAATCGGAAGAAAATCCAGGAGCAACTGGACCAACTCCTGATTGATTTGACGAACCGCATTATCGATCGTGGCACCTATGAATACACCAAAAAGCGCTATGAAGACAGGATGAATGACGCACTGGAAGAAGAGCAGCACGCAATGGAAGACATGAACGCTGTGCCGGCCACAATTGCCGCTTCCAAACAGTGGGTCAACGCTCTTTATCAGTATTGTGAGCTTCCGGAGATTACACGAGAACTCATTGAACTGCTGATCGACCGTGTTGAAATCATGGATGGCAGCAATATCCGGGTGATCCTTCGGTATTCCAATCCTTACAGTCATCTTGAGAGCTTGAAGCAGCGGATGGAGGGAATCCGTCATGCTGTATGATTTGATCGACGTCCTCTACCTTCGCTTGTCAAAAGAAGATGGAGATGTTGCAAGCGGAACCGAGGAAGAAAGCTGCAGTATCAGTTCGCAGAGGACATGCATTCACCGTTATCTCCGGGATCACCATATGGATCCTGATTCTTTTGAAGAGATTGTGGACGATGGTTACTCCGGTACTTCGCTGCATAGACCGGGCATGTCCCGCCTTATCAAATTAGTGGAACAGGGCCGCGTGCGCTCCATCGTGGTCAGAGATCTGTCCCGTTTCTCAAGAAATTACCTGGAAGCGGGCCACTACCTCGAATTTGTCTTTCCCACATACGGCGTTCGGTTCATTTCTATCAATGACCAGTTTGATAGCGATGCAGTTGGCGAGTCCACTGGCGGCCTGGAACTTGCTATCCGTAATCTGATCAACCAGATGTATAGCAGGGACATCTCCAAGAAGATCAAGAGCGCAGTGGATATCAAGAAGCTGAATGGTGAGTTTGTGTATGGTACCGCCCCCTATGGCTATAAGAAGGGACCGACAAGAAACACCATCGTGATTGATGAGCCTGCTGCTATCATTGTGAAAAAGATATTCCTTTGGGCAAGCACAGGCGCATCCTGCTCTGATATGGCCAAACGGCTGAATACGGAAGGTGTTCTGACTCCATCCGTGTATCTTGCAGCCATTCGAGGCAAGTACAAGACCAGATCCGTTTGGACTTACGAGTCTGTCAGAAACATTCTGCTGAACCGGATATATACAGGAGACACCATTCCGTTTAAATCGCACGTTGTCCGGGTTGGAAGTGATCGCACAAAGGCGATCCCGGAAGACCAACAGATCGTTATTCCGAACACCCACGAGGCCATCGTGTCCAGAGAACTGTTCTTCCAAGCGAGAAATGCGCAGAAACGGTATGCGCCAAGAACAGCGGATCCCAACAGACAGCCGTATCTGTTTACCTCTCTACTGGTTTGCGGCTGTTGTGGCAACCGTTTAATTCGTGGCAAGGTGCAGAATAAAGAGTGGCGCTGTACAACCCACAGGTACGATCCTGAAGCCGCTTGCAAGGATGTGCGCTTTAATGATGAAAAGCTTGCCGGTATCGTGCTTAGGGCAATCCAGACCCAAAGCAAGTTGCTGGACGCTAAGGTAAAACGCCTACGCATCAACAGCCGCTTTACCAAGACTACAGAAGAGGTTGTGCAATCAGAATGCCAATCTCTTCGTAAAGAGATGGACAAGATTTACGCAGAGAAAATGGAAGCATACGAAAAGTATGTTGCCAAAACGATCTCAAAGGAGGAATTCTTGGCCATCAAGGCATCTTACGCAACAAGAGAGCAGTCAGTTACCGCACAGCTCAATTTTGCGGAAGCGAAACTGGCCAACCTCACAGAGCAGCTTAAGATGGATGCACATCACATTGCCAGCAGTAAGCCGCTGATCGACTACCAGGAAATCGAGATGCTTGATCCGGATATCCTAAAGGAACTGGTTGAACGGATATGCATCTATCCGGACGGAAGAATGAAGATCATTTGGAACTTCTCCGACGAAGTCTCTGAACTTCTCAATCAAAATTTGGCTCCCGCG